CTTCGAGCTGACGGCTGAAGCTGGTGGTGGCCATGAGGGTCTTGGGGCTGAGGGTGACCGAATCCAGCGTGAGGTTGGAGGCGGTGGTATCCACCCCGCCGTTCTCAGCCATCCAGTTCGCCTGGGCCGCGGCGGTCTGCCGGGGGAAGCGCAGGGGGCCCGTCAGGCCGGTGAAGACCCGAGCGCCCATCTGGGTGATGACGGACTTGTTGCGGAGGAGCTGGATCAGCTCGCCGCCGAACTGCTCGAAGATCAGTTCCTTGCCCTTGGTGGCGGTGATGCTGTCCATGCCAGCCCGCTTCTGCATGGGCACGAAGATCCCGCCCCGGGCCTGGTAGGAAACAGGCTTGGAGCGCTCCAGATCCTGGCTGACCTCACGCTCGAAGCAGCTGTAGTCCCGGCCTTCCTGCTGGGCGACCAGGCTGAAGATCGCCCGGGCGTAGGAGTAGGCCTTGACCTCGCGGTCGTTCAGTTCGACGCCAGCGGCGTTCATGGGCTTGAGGCGCTTCTGGGCATCTGCCAGGATTTCGGCCTTGATGTCCATGGTGCTGCGCTCGGAGCCGATCAGCTCGGCGGCGCGGTCGGTGAGGCCGAAGGTCTGGCACAGGGCCAGAATCTCGGTGGCGCGGGTGGTGGCAGAGGCGCTGGCGGTGCGCAGCTCCTCCACGGTGGCGGCGTTCTGACCGCCCTTGTTGTCCTTGGGGTCCATGAGGCCCTCCTGGTTGGCGGCCTCATCGGCCGTGGTGGTGCCAGATTCGTCTGGCGCGTCTTCCTCTTCCTCGTCCGGGTCTTCCGGTGAGGCGGGATCTTTGGTTTCGGGTTCGAGGCTGCGGCCCACGCCCACGGTGGCGTCCGCAGGGATTGCCACGAGGCTGGCTTCCATGGGGATCCAGCGCTTCACGCGCTCGATGAGCGTGCCGGTGGTGGCATCCTTGGCGATCTCGACATCGGCCTCGTCGTAGGAGTAGCCGACGCTGATCTTAGTCTTGATGGCGTCCATCACATCCTGGAAGGCTTCCTGGGCCATGGCGGAACGGCCAAAGCGCACCACGGCGCGCAGCACGCGGTCGGCCCCCAGGGCCACCTGCTCGATGACGCCCACCTGGCGGGTGGGATCGTGGTCGAGCAGGAAGGCGGCGCCATCCCTGAAGCGGGTGAGATCCACGGCCTCGGGGGTATGCTCCAGGATCTCCACGCAGCCCCAACGGGGCACAGGGGTTTCGCTGGAGACGGCGATCTGCACGGTGCGAGCGGCTTCATCCACGGCCTCACGGGTGAGGCTGATGGTGAGGTGGCGCTGCTTAGGCGACGGCATCCTCTCCTCCTTCCTGGGTTGGGTTCGGTTCTTCGCCCGCGTCCTGGGGCTCTTTCGCGTCAGGCTCTTCCTTCGCCACGGTCACAGCGCCACCCAGGGGCGCCAATTCCACACCGAGGGCCCTGAGGAGGGCCTGTTCCCGGGCCCGCTCGGTGGCGATTTCCTCGAAGTCGAGGCCCCGCTCGGCCAGCACATTGGTGAGGGTGTCCATGCAGTTGTTCACCGCCAGCACATCGGCCTGGATGTCCTTGAGGGGATCCACCCAGTCCCAGCCTCGGGCGGCCCACTTGTGGGCGCTGGCCTGGGGGAGGCCCACGCCGGGCGGCAGGGTGACCTTGCGGGCCACCCAGGACCACTTGAGCCAGTTTCGGTAGATGCGGCCCAGGGCGGCGTCAATCATGAGGCCCTGGAGGCGGCGCTTCTGGTCCCGGTCAATGAGTTCCCCGCCGCGCATGGAGCTGAAGTTGGTCTGGCTGAGATCGCGCGTGAGGGCGTGATAGTTCACCCCAAGGCCCGCGGCCAGGGCGTGCTGGAGGCATTGGACATAGGGTGGGAAGGCACTGTTGGGGTGCTTGAGATCGAGGGGCTGGATGTCCACGCCCGTGGGCAGCCAGGTGGCATGGAGGCCCGGGCTGGTCATGGTGTTGGCGGCACCCTGGATGGACCTGTCGTCGGCGGTGCCGTCAGGGCTCTTGTAGACCACGACGCGCTCGGCCTCGTAGCGGCTGGCGGCCAGCTCGGCCTCCAGGTAGCCGCCCAGCATGGCCAGCACATACATGACGGGCGCGGCGTGCGGGACGCCCCGGGTTTGGTTGGCCCGTTCGGGGTCATAGACATGGATGATCTCGTCGGCCGGGATGCGGATGCGGCCGGAACCGTAGGGGTAGGCCTGGGACCAGGCGAGGCTGGGCTCACGGAAGTGGTAGGCCACGGGGCGGCCCCAGGTGTCCAGCTCAACACCCATGACGATGGCGTTCTGGCCGTTGCCAGGCTCCTGGTTCACATTGTGGTCGAGGAGATCCGGATCGAGGAACTGGAGGGCGTAGCCGAAGCCGTTGTCGAAGCCGACGACCTCGCGGATGAAGACCTCACCATCCAGCGGGAGGGAGCGGCCCATCTGCCGCTGCACCTGGAGGAAGCTGAACCGGCCATCCACACAGCAGGTTTCGCGGCTGCTCCATTCCTTGAAGGCGGCCTCGATGTTGGCGTTGTAGGGCTCCCACAGGTCGCCGTTGCCCTTGCGGAGTTGGGCCTGGAGAGTGAAGCCCTTCGGCCCCACCAGATCGGTCTCCATGATCCGCAAGAAGCTGCGCATCCAGGGGTTGTTCTTGTCCAGGAAGCGGCTGTGGGCCCGCAGGCCCGCGATGTCCCGGCGGATCTCTGCATCCTGCCGCTGGAGGCCCACGATGTAGGACATGCCCCGGCCCAGGCGGGCGCCGAGGTAGTCGCGCTCGCCAGTGCTCTTCCCGGCCAGGGCCTGGAAGGCAGTCTTGACGCGCCCGAGGAGGTTAGAAGCGCCCACCGTAGCCTCCAAAGGGGATGCCAAAGTCACCGGCGAAGGTGATCTTGGTGGTGGGGATGGGATCGGCCTGGCCGGTTTCCACGGCGACGCGGTGCTTGTAGATGGTCTGGAGCTTCAGCAGCTCCATGCGGCTGTGGCGCTCAGCCTCGCGCCCGTTGATGCGGTATTTCGCCAGGGGGTTGGTCAGTTCACCAGCCAGCACGGCAGTGATGGCATCGAGGATGATCTGGTTCTCGCTACGGGGATCGGTGGCCGCATCCGCCTGGGTGGGATCAGGAAGCACCTGGATGGCACCGCTGGCGAGGGTCACCCGCTGGGTGCCGTTGGTGACAAAGGCGCTCCAGCGGTAGGGGCCAGCGACCCAGGCCGCCGTGGTGGCCGCGGTGAGATCCACCTGGTGGTCATTCCCCAAGGCGGTGCTGGCGAAGCTGATGGGCGTCTTGCCCTGGGAGAGCAGCACATAGTGCAGCACCCAGCCAAGGCCCGCGGGGTAGTCCGTGAGCGAGCGCACCCAGCTCAGGCTGTCGCCTGCAGTGATCTGGGTGGGCTCGGTGGTCGGAATGTCCATGCGTCCTCGTAAACAGGTTCGGGAAAAGCGGAGATACACCCCTGACTAAAAAAAAGTCAGGTGGTCGAAACAAGCTGGGTGGCCTGCAAAACCAGGGTTCTGCCCGCATCTGTGGTGGCCTTTGCCCGGTGCAGATAGGTCAACCCGTCAGACCCTGCGGCGACACGCTGGCGAATCAAGGGCTTGAGGGCGAGGTCAGGGGCGCCCTGGAGGATGCCCAAGGCAGGCGTGCCAGCGGTGCTCACGGTCCAGTCCAGCGCGGTGATCGTCTCGCCCGTGGCCATGAGAGGACCAAAGTCGAAGGCCAGAACGATGATTTCTTCGGGATCCTTGGGGCTGAAACTCGGGATCATGCGGCCACCTCATAGGTTCGCGTCGAGGGTGTGAAGGCGTAGCCTCGCGCGGTGGCGGTCGAGACCAGCGCCCTCTGCTGGGCGACGACCACTTGGACCGGGGCATCATCCGCTAGCGCCTTGAACACCACCGGATCGCCGACGGTGAAGGTGGCCATGGACTGGAAGGCGGCGGCGAGGAGGGCGCCCACCTGGAGGTCTGCGGCGCTTGTGGCCTGGGCCTGGAAGCCTGCGGTTAGGCGGATAGCCGTGGTGAGGGCGGCGCTTCCGCTGGTGGTGAGGGCCGCGGTCAGGGAGGCCTGGGCCGCGGGGGAGGCCGCAAGGCGGATGTTGGTGGTGAGTGCCGCGCCCATGCTGGCCTGAGCGGAGGGCGACGCCGCCAGGCGGATGCCGGTGGTGAGCGCGGCGGTCTGGGCGCCGGTCGCCTGAAAGCTGGCCGAAAGGTTGGGATTGGTGGCGGTGGTGAGCGCTGCGCCCAGGCTGGCCTGGGCCGCAGGCGAGGCCGTGAGGAGGATGGCCGTGGTGAGCGCTGAGGTCTGCGTGGCTTGGGCAGAGGGCGACGCGGCCAAGCGGATGGCAGTGGTGAGCGCGGCGGTCTGCGTGGCTTGGGCCGAGGGCGACGCCGCCAAGCGGATGCCGGTGGCGAGGGCGGCGCCCATGCTGGCCTGGGCCGCAGGGGAGGCCGCAAGACGGATGTTGGTGGTGAGTGCCGCGCCCATGCTGGCCTGAGCGGAGGGCGACGCCGCCAGGCGGATGCCGGTGGTGAGCGCGGCGGACTGGGCGGCGGTCGCCTGAAAGCTGGCCGAAAGGTTGGGATTGGTGGCGGTGGTGAGCGCGGCGCCCAGGCTGGCCTGGGCCGCAGGCGAGGCCGTGAGGAGGATGGCCGTGGTGAGCGCTGAGGTCTGCGTGGCTTGGGCGGAGGGCGACGCGGCCAGCCGGATGGCGGTGGTCAGTGCGGCGGCCTGGGCGGCAGTCGCCTGGAAGCTGGCCGAAAGGACGGCCCCGGAGGGTGCGGCTGCCGCTTCCCAGAACTCCGACCCGGCCACGGACCCCAGAACCCCAGTATCCCGGAGGTTCTGAGCCGTGGCGCGGGTGGTCCAGAGCATCACTTGGCTCCGATGGCGAAGGAGCCGAAGCTGGTGCCGATGCTGGCCGTGGTCGCCCAATACATCGCATTGATGCAGGCGTTGGCCCCGACTTTGGGCATCCCGAGCGCCGCGAAGTCCTTGGTGTCCGCGTAGTTCGCGGCGAAACTGGAGAATGGCGCCAGCCGCTTGATCGCCGTGACACCAAAGCCGCCAGAGGAGCCCGTGCTGGCACTGAGGGTCACGGTATTAACCGTCTTGATGTACTTGCCCACGGTGCCAGCGGGAGGCTGGATTTGGAGCATCCTTCCGGAGGGAGTGGATCCCGCGATAAAGACAGAGCAGTTGCCGGTAGACGCATCATTATAGGTCACGGCGCAAGTGGCAGTGACGGCGGTGGATCCCGTGGAAACATACCACTCCAGATACCACTCCACATCAGAGTAGTCCGATGCACACCGGCCATCGGTGACAGGTGAGGTCATCACGGCGCCGGTGGACTGGGCCGCGGTAGAGGTTCCGTCGAAGTAGCCTATGTGCCCCAGGCGGTCTACCAGCCACTTGCTCTGACCCGCGGTGACCTGGGTGATTGAGCCCCACAGCAGGCGGCAGGTTGCGGTGCCGGGGTTGCTGTAGTTCGGATTGTAGGCTCCGAGCGTGGCATTGGTTGGGTTAGACCACGGCGTTGGAGCATTGCCCGCCGCTGGATAACCTGTCTCCGTCCACCCGGAATACCAGTAGCCAGCAACGGAATTGTCGCCTGTCTTGTAGAAGTTGAACCGCCCGCCCGCGCCTCCTCCGCCAGCGGCAGCGAGGGCGGAGACGACATCAGAAGTGGTGGCGAAATCGGTCATGGCGCGGCCTCCAGATAGGCAGGCGCGAAGGCCGACTCGACGCCCTCCAGGTAGACCACCGTCTGCCCATCATCGGCGGTTCCGACAGAGGACACGGTGTGGACGCCGGGGAAGGCATCCGCAAAGGGTGGAAGGATGACGACGCGATCTCCGGGATTCATGGCGCGGCCTAGTTGTCAATCTGGAAGGTGAGGCTGGCCGCCGGGAAGCTCGGGGCCGCGTCACCGTTGTTCACGGTCTTGCTGGCGGCAAGTGCCGACCAGGCCACGAGGTTGCCGCCGCTGAGGGCGTCGTAGAGGGCGGCATGGGTGACCACGCCCCAGTTCGCGGTGGGCGCCGGGAAGGTGATGGCGTTGTTGTTGCTGGTGGTGCCACTGGTGCCGCTGGAGGCCGTGGTGGTGCCCGCGCCCTGGGTGCCCGCCCAGTTGGCGAGGCTGGAGGTGACGGCCACGCGGGCGTAGGAGCCACCGGAGACTTCGGTGCCGCCCCCAGCGTCGGACGGCGCGGCGGTGAGCAGGGCCACATAGAGGGTAGCGGGGCCGGTGCCCGCTGCGGCGGTGGCGCCATTCAAGCCAATGGCTTGGGCCCTGAAAAACCAGTCAATGAGCTTGTTTTCGGCGGTGTCGGACCATGCGGACATAGGGTTCCTCCTCTGTTACGGCCTGCGGCCGGGGCATTCGTTGCGGTGGTTTTCAAGTTCGCGCTCGAAGCGTGTGGCCCAAGCCTCTATGTCTTCGGCCAGGTGGTCGAAATCGCGAGTGTGATCTCGCTTGGTGACATAGGTCTCTGAGACGAAGGCGCGGAGCCCGGCCACTTCGGAGGCCAGACTTGCCACGGCCTCGGCCAGCTTCTCGTTGGCGCGGAAGAAACGGGTGAGCAGTAGCC